CACAAGCAAGCTCGTAAATTAGGTATTCCATTAAATTATTTAATCATGAAACCATCTGACTCATTTGATTACAAAGTTGATTCTTTTGATATTGAAGAAGATACTGATATTATTTTCATGTCTTTGTTTGATTTAATTATTGAAAACAAAAATAAAACTTTATTTGAACTTTATAATATTATTTCAAACTTTCAAGGTGATGTTTATAATCCTGAAGATTTGATTTATTCTTGGTTATTTGCTCTTCAAAATGATTTAAAAATATATTCTACAGAATTAACAAACACTGTTAATTCATATTTTTTAAATATTTTCCAAATTATTCAAGTTAGAAAACATTTTTCTACAGCTAAAGATATTATTGAACATTATGAAAATGTTTGGTTTAAAAATTTCAAGGAAAGTCTTGAGAAAGATAATGCTTTAACAAATGAATTCATTAATTCTCAAAATATTATTTCTAAGATGGATACATTAAAATATAGTCAAATTATTTTAAAAGAAGTTACATCAACTTATGATTTTGAAGTTCCTTATAATCCTTTAGTTGACTATTTTGCAAACGCAAATACTAGTAATATTTTACCATTTATTCAATATGATAATCGTCAACCTAAACAAATTATATATACTAAAATTTATAAAGGAACAAGTATTGAAACTTTACCAAATTATAATAATATAGTTATTCCAAATGAAAAACAAGATAATAATCCTACTATTATTTTAAATATATGGTCTGGTGATGTTACAGATAATAATAATATTATTAACAATAAAAATTTACAAAATAAGGCAAGAATTGATAATAAAGAATCATTTTATAATGCTATTATTAATTATAATTTAAATACTCGTAAAGTTAGAGTTAAAATTATTACACCAATTACTACTTTAACAAATGAAAAAGTTATTTTAGATAGAATTTATCAACATATTCCCATGTTGCCAAAATATACGGAAACAGCAAAAGAAAAAGGAAAAAACGATTCAACATTAAAAGAAAAAAGAATTACTGGTTATTTTACAATTTATGATGCTAGAGTTATTGATATGGTTTATCATTATTTAACTTTAAATAATAATATGTTCAAGAATTATTTATATATTGAAGAAACTGATAAATCATTACCAGCAAAACAAAGATTAGGTATTCATTATAGAGGTATGATTATTGATACTGAATTAACAAGTGAAAAATCTAATATGATTACTACTCCTCTTTCAGCTATTTTATCTAATGATGTTATAAAAGCTGGAACAACATATGATGTTGTTAATAATAATAATATAATTACTAATATAACAACTAATGTAGATAAAAATTGTGTATTGGTTAGTATAACTAAAGGAACATCTAGAAGAATTATTAATCAATTTAGAGATGTTATTTCAAAACTATTTATTGAATATAATAAACAAGAAAGTATAGTATTAAGAGAATTAACTAAATATAGTCCTGAATTTGCTAAACTTATAAGTCAAAATATAATTAATGTTAATGTTACTTCAGAAAGTATTGAAAAAATTAATAAACGTAATAGACAATTAATTAAATTATCTACAAACGCATATCCAAATGTATTTATCAGTGAATATACATCACAATGTAGCACAAATTCACAACCTGAAATTATTAAAGATATTAAAGATTTTGTCCCAACAACTTTTAAAAATAAATATGGAAATACTGAAACACGTCAAATTATTAGATTTCCACTTGAAACTAAAGAAACATTATTTTATTTTACATGTCCTTCAGACCAATTTCCATATCCTGGATTAAAGGATAATAAAATGAGTAATAAAAATATTTATCCAACAATTCCATGTTGTTATAAAACAGATCATTCTAATAAAGTTTCACCATTATCAAGATTATTAAATAAAGAAGAAGCAGAAGTTAGTAAATCAAATTATACTATCAAAGTTGATAAAATTTTAGCTCAAGATCAATATGGATTAATTAACGGTGAATTAAATAGATTTTTAATTGAATCTTTATATTCTGTTGTTGATGGTTCAACAACATTTAAAAGATATGGTGTTACTAGAGACCAAAATAGTTTTATTCATTGTGTTTTAGAAGCTATTGATGAAAATTATCAATATAGTTTTGATAAAAAAGAATATGCTGCTAATTTTAGGAAAAAAATGGTTGATTATATTTATTTGGATGTATGTAAACAAGAATTATATGATTCAAATGTTCAATCAATTAGAGATTCTATATTAAAAACAGATGAATTTCTTGATCCATTATTATATTTTAGAATATTCGAAGAATTATTTAATTTAAATATCTACATGTTTAACTTTTCAGATCATGATCGTGAAAATAATATACAAAATTTAATTCTTATACCAAGACATAAATATTATCATGTTAGACCTCCAAGACATTATGGTAAAGTTATTAATAGAAATACAGGAACTAGTAGAATAGTAGAAAGAAAAACAATAATGATTATTAAACATCCCGGTTCTAGATCAGATAATTTAGATTATCCTCAATGTGAATTAATTGTTGAGGAAGAATCAAAAAATACTAAAGGAGGTAGTAGAAAAATAAATAAATATTTTAGTAATGATATGAATATTGCATTATATCAAGCATTTTCATATAGTGCTAGAACATTAACTTGGGGTGTTTCAGAATTTAATAATATAGTATTACAACAAAATTTATATTCTGCTATAGATTATGAATCAGTATTTTTAAATTCAGCAATTACTGGACAAGTTATAGATTCTGCTGGAAAAACTAGAATGTTGATAATTGCTCCAAAATTAAATAATCCCGAAGCTAATAATTATGTTGATTATAGAATATTTTTAAATATTCCACCAACATCACCATTTAATGCATTGGCTATAAATTCAAGAATTATTTCAGGTAATTTACCAAATTATAAACAAGTTATTGAATTTTTAGGTAAACCATCTGCTTATAGTGTTAATGTTAATAATACTAATAATATATTTGGTTTATGGTATACTATTGGTGATATGGTTAATACATTACATTCACCAGTTCAACCAATTCCAATATCTGAATTATTATCTGTGTATCCAGAATTAAAACCATTTGATAATCCAAGTATTTTAAATATACCATTAAGTGCTGAAACTACTATATCTCCAGTATATAGATATAGAAATTTTAAAAGAGTAGCTGATTATATTAATCAAATTATTAAATATTTATACTTGGTTGAAATAAATTCAGGGATTAAAAGAATTAATATTATAGATTTTATAGATAGAGTAACTGAAATTTATGAAGGAAGCGTTGATTCTTATGAAATATATAAACCAGAAAAGTTTTATAGAATATTACCAGATGGAGATACTGTTGAAAAAGTATTACAAGAATTTTCAAAAACAATACCAGATATATTCCCAAATGGAAAATTATTGTTATATAATGTTAAAATGAAGGAAGGAATAGTATTTAATTTGAAAAAGTTTGAAGAAGCATCAAGAAATAAAGATATAAAACCAGATAATTATAAAATATTATCAAATTATTATTATGATAAAACAGATTTTTATAATAATAGAACAGGATATGAAAAAGAATTTTTATTAATGACAAATGAAGAATATAATAATTGGAGAATGATTTATGTTCCATCAACAAATTTACAAGAAAGAGCAATTCAAAATTTAAATGCAAATATACAAACAACATTAAATCCAAGTTCATATGTATATACAAAACCATATATTTATCAAAATATATATAATAGTATAGTTGGTTCAAATTTAAATCCAGCGGAAGATACATATTTCTTGGTTCAAAATGTAATAGCAGGAGAATTTGGAAGAGCATTGCATGTATCAGAAGAATGGGTTAAAAATAAAGTAAATATAGGGTATTCAGCAGAATCACATTATAGTTTAACACAAATGCCAAATCATATAATTTATGGAATATCAAATATTGGAAGATTAGAAATAGTAGAAAATAAATCAAATGGAGATATAAATCCATTAAGAATATTAAATTATGGTAAAGAAAGATATGGTGCGTTATTATTATTAAGTTAAATAATTAATTAATATTAAATCATTGATTTAATAATTTATTTAATATTATATTAATATTTTTAATAATTAATTTAATTATTAGTTTTGATAATAATTTAATAAATATTATATTAATAATATTTTAATAAATATTAATAATTTAATATTTATTAATTTAATAAATATTATATTAATAATAATTTAATAAATATTATATTAATAATAATTTAATAAATATTAATTTAATAAATATTAGTCTCAATAATAATTTAATAAATATTAGTCTCAATAATAATTTAATAAATATTAATCTCAATAATAATTTAATAAATATTAGTCTAAATAATAATTTAATAAATATTAATAATTTAATAAATATTAGTTTCAATAATAATTTAAAAAATATTAATAATTTAATAAATATTAGTTTCAATAATAATTTATTAAATATTAATAATTTAATAAATATTAGTTTCAATAATAATTTATTAAATATTAGTCTCAATAATAATTTAATAAATATTAATAATTTAAAAAATATTAATAATTTAATAAATATTAGTTTCAATAATAATTTAATAATTATTATATTTAAATTAATTTAATAAATATTAATAATTTAATAAA